GGATCTATCAGGTATTCCTGAGGACCTCAAGATTACACCACCACCTATTCCTCAATCTGGATCTACAACTAAGGTTAGCTCAGAAGATTGGCTTCGTTGGGGCAAAGAAATTGACTCAACGGGTGCCGTAAGTGCTGCTACTCGTAAGGAAATCCAGGATAAGATGGGTGCTGATGAAGTAATTATTGAGCAGATGATTAAAGGCCGCAAGGCTTTAGCTAAGCAATCTTGGGATGATGCTGCTTCGGTTGTCGGAGGCAATGATAACCTTAAACGCATGTTTAAATGGGCCCAAGATAATCTAACAGCTGAAGAAGTTGCAGCTACTAATCGTGCTCTACAAACTAATGCCTATAAGAATGTCCTCCTGGGACTTAAGGCTAGATTTGAGCAACAAAACCCACCAAAGGCTACTACAAAGGAACCTAAGCCAATGGATAATCGGGTCAATCCTTCACAGGTTCCACAATCCGTACAGGTATTTAAAAACTTTGCCGAACAACAAGCTGCTTTAAGAGATCCAAGGTATCGCGTTGATACTAACTACAGAAAAGCAGTAGAAGCAATGGTTATTAATTCATCTCGTTACGGTTATAGAAATCGTTAACTCCGTACAATCCTGTAAGAAATATTAATATAATTTTCTTACTAGGACACGGAATAATTAAGGGTTTCTCCTTCGTTTTAAAATTTTAATATAATAGAGAGTTTCTATATAAGGAGAAACAAATATGGCTTTAGGTCCAAGTGAAACAGGTCACAATGTTGACCCAATCTTTCCAGTAGGTACAAGTGTCGGTTCATGGCCAGATGGTGGTTCAGCGGCTTCAACAAGTTCTATTCCATCTGTATCTGGTGCTTCTGATCCAAATTACTGGCTTCCTATTTGGTCAGGCGAAGTAATCAATGCTTATGATTCATATAATATTTTTGAACCACTTGTAACCACTGAAACTATTACTTCAGGAACAACTAAGCGTTTCCCAGTAACTGGTACTGTAGGTCACATTGGTAAGTGGAATGCTGGTATTGAGCTTCTTGGTGATTCTACCATCTCAACTCCAGGTTGGTTCGACATCTCACTAGATGAAAGACCAATGGCTGCATTCTTTGAACTTGACGATATTCACCTCATGCTTACTCAGTGGGATTATCGCGCTGAGTTAGCTCGTCAAGCTGGTCTACAACTTAGCTATATTCGTGATAAGCAAATTGCTTGCATGATTGCTAAGGCTGCATTTACTGCTGCTAGACATCCACTCAATAACATCAGAGGTAATAACCTTGCTGGTATGAATCATGCTGATGCTGGTGGTATTCTTCCAGCTGATGCTAAGTTTAATCTATTAGGTCTTCGTGGTGCTACCACAACCGAAAGAACAGACGCTGCTTTACTTCTTCTAGATTATCTAGAGCGTTACATGGTTCGTCTATCAGAAATCGACGCAACTCTTGGTGACGTTTATTGTGCTGTAACTCCACAAGCTTTCCATGACATCCGTGCTCTTGGTATTGCTCGTGATGCTACTGGTCTAGTTGGTGGTGCTGGTCGTCCATTCTTCGGTGGTGTAGCCGAAGCTGGTGGTCTTGGTGCTCCACTTAACCAAAATATGTTCGGTATTACCGAAGCTCTTGAGTACATGGGTGTTAAGATCATTAAGAGCAATCACCTTGAACAACTTGATCATGCTAAGGTTCAGTCTGGTATTATTACTGATGGTGGTACAGGTACTGCCAACGTTGTAAGAACAGGTATTAATACTGCAACTGGTCAATATGCTCAGGCCTCCACTGGAGATAGAGTATCAGTAATTACTGATCTTGGCGATGCTAAGTATAACTTTAACTGGTATAACGGTACTGAAGCAAATGAAACTGCTGTAGTTGCTGCTACTGGTGCTCCAGCTAACACCGCTGCTATGAAACCAGTTAAGGCTCTTATCTGGCAGAAGTCATCTGTATGCTCACTCCGTCTTCAGGGTATGAAGGTTGAGTCAGTTAAGGATGTTCGTCGTGGTACTTACTTCACTGTAAGCTCCATCATGGCTGGTGCTGGTGTACTACGCCCAGAACTCTGCGGCGTAATTCAAGGAACTTATGCTGTTCCAGCAGCCTAATCCTAGCGTTAGCTAATTACATTTTGATATTTGTACCTAGGGGGTCGAAAGGCCCCCTAGGTATTTTTTTCGCAAGGAGAGTTATGAAACCATTTAATCCAATTTCACATTCTAAAGGTCTTGGCGATACGGTAGCTAAGGTGGTAAACAAACTTGGTTTCAAAAAAACAGAAGATTGTGGTTGCCAAAAACGCCAAGAATTACTTAACAAGTTAGTTCCATATGGAAAGAAGGGAGGAAAGTAATGGGGTTATATAGCTATACAGATGCTATTAACCATATGTTACTGACTTCAGGAGAACACATAATTAATGATTTAGTAACAGACGCTGGTGTAGATACCAGCGTTGCACAGTTCATCCTGAAGCAAGCCATTAAGTCCGCAGTATTTAGGGGAATAGCAAATAATAGATTTATTCTCACAATTGCTCCTGATGTTAATGGTAAGATAATGCTTCCTTCTGATGCTTGCTATGCCCAGAATGTTGAACCTCTGTTCGATCCTACGACGGGGGAGGTGATCCAAACTACAATTAAGTCCAGTCCTGCAAGGTTGTTCAACATCACCAAGCAAACAGACGTTTTTACGGAAGAATTAGACGTAGAAGTTATTGTAACATTAGGTAATGAAGCTAGTAATTATGGTTGGGATGATATTGATTCTGCTCTTCAACGAGGTATCATGGAAACTGCAGCAAGACAATATCAAATGGTAACTCAAGGGGATCTAGATGTAGATAAACAACTAGCCCAAAGAGAAATGATACACATGGCTAGAGGCAAAGCCTCTGATATAAATAAGAAAAGTAGAAATCTTTTCTGGAGTGGAGATCCTGGTACACGGTCAGCCGTGGATCGTAGAGGAATCCTATCCAATGATCCATACTTTACAAGAACGAGGTTCTAATGGCATTTACAAGACTTCCAATTAATACCCTAAGTGGTGGAGTAGGGAGACAAGCACCTACAAAAAGATTAACCAGCGAAGCTGAGAATATTGATAACTGCTTAGTTACTATTGAGAGGTCTGTCGAAAAAAGACCACCATTGAATATGGTAGAATCAGGATCCAGTGCTTGTTATTTAGATGTTGCAAATCTAAATCCTGCTACCGTATTCGATGGTGGATCGACACCAACAAACTTTAATACAGATAATCTATATTTTCATTTCTTAGATATTGATGGTTATAATAGATACTGTATCATTATAAATAGAGCTGGATATACCTTTGATCCAACTGCAGTCCATAGTTTTACTAATGGTGGATCTTCTATTAAGTTAGATAATTTCTTAACTGTATATAGAATTGAACCAACTGAGTGGGTTAAAGAAACTGTAGATAATACCTCTGGTGATGCAAATACCAGTGGTTTTAATAGAGCTATCTATGAATATATTACAGCTGGGAATAAAACAGTAACTTATAATTATCCTATAGCTGGAAGTACTATATCTTTATCAGAAACCAATACATCTAGTACATTTGGTTCTATTGATTTTGATATTGGTATTATTCTGTGGAATAAACTTGTACCACTAGGATATCTTCCAGATAATTCTGAATTAGAATTAGAAGCTAATTCAAATCTTTGGGATGATTCTTTTGCAACAAACCAATATATTCACTCAGGAGATGAGGTAAATTATAAAAGAACATCTCCTCCAAATACATTATCACCTTTATCTGAGGATGATGTAGATGACTTATCTGCCTACTGGACTAATGTTCGTGATGATGTTTCTTTCTTTATTAATGCTACAACACTTGAAGAAGAAGAAACAGGACAAAGTTTAGAGAATTTTGAAGCCTTTCCTTATCGAACAGCTTCTGAAGTTTCTGCTGATGTAAGGGATTTTAATGGATATAGAGCATGGAGAATGCTTAATCAGTACTATGATAATCCAAAAATCATTCCAACCCCAGGTGGAGTTATTGATTTTACAAAGGATCATTACTATAGATCATCTCCATTGGATGCTACTGATCGTGATGGTAATATTGATTATCTTGGTTTAGGTAAGATTTACTTTGCTAGAAATCCCTATTTAACTTTTCCAGCTGGATTTTATAGAGCAACTAGATATGAGAAGAATCCCTATCTAGAGCGTATTAGAGCAGAAAGCCCTAATAGTGTATTTGACCATAGAAAGTTTCCTTTAGTTATCTATAAAGATACCGCTACTGATGGTAAATGGCGTGTAAAACATATGCCATTAATGCCCAGAAGGTCTGGTACAGAACTAAGTAATCCTGGTCCAAATGGAGTAAAGAGACAAGAACATGTCCAATCAATGGCTATTTGGAAGAATAGATTATGGATAGCTACAGATAATACCTTATTAGCCAGTCGTACTAATAGTTACTATAACTTCTGGGTAGATGATGTCTTTAATATTGTAGAATCAGATCCAATTGATGTTCAAGCTAGTGTTGGAGCATATAATAAACTAAGTCATATCGTACCTTTCCAAAATATTTTATTTGCCTTGAGTTCTGGTTCAGTTCAATTTGAAGTACGAGGTGGTTCAGCAGATGTAGGTATTTCTCCATTTAACGTTGAGTTTAGACCTACTTCATTCTTTAGTACTTCTAAGTTAGTAACACCACAAAAAATGGGTAATAACGTTTTCTTTGTCAATGCAAGCAAAATGTATATGTACCTTTCTGGTAGTGCTTTTAATGATGAATACTCAACTTCTATGGATATTAGCAATAATTGTAGAGGATACTTACCAGAAGATATTTCAGCTATTGCAACAAGTTCAGCTACCAATACAATGTTTATGGTAGATCAAAATACACCATATCATGTGTATAATTTTACATTTAGAACTAATGGTGATAAGATAATTCAACAAGCTTACCATAGATGGATTCTATCTTCTTTAGATAATATTGTTGCTATGCATGCCTATGAAAAAGATTTCTACATGGTAACTAAACGCATACAAACTACAGGATCTACAGTTAAGAAACTAGCTGTATACTTCATGTCCTTAGAAACAGTACCTTCCTCTACTCCAATGTTAGATTGGTTGGTAAAGGTTCCTGTAGTTGATATGGTTTATAATTCTGGTACAAATAAAACAGTATTTACTTTACCTTATTATGATCCTGAAGTTGATTATGCAATCAAAGCTCCTGAATGGGGAACTTCTGCATATACCGCTTATGATCTAAGTGATGTCTTTGTAGATATCGGTACGGGACTAACTCAAGTAGCAGTCATAGGTAATTTAACATCCTTTCCAGTATACATTGGTAGATCATACGAAATGAATATTGAATTGTCTCAGTTAGTCCAAAGAGCTAATGATGATCCTTCTGCTGTCTATGAAGGCGTATTAAACCTTAAGAGAATGACTACCAGACACCTTAACTCTGGTAGTTATGATCTATTAGTTGAACGTAGGGGTCGTACAGGCACTTTGACAACATTCTATCCTACTGATATCAATAGCCTAGTATCTAGAAACGATCAACTTAAAATAGATACCGTTGGTGAACATTTCATTAAATTATTATCCTACTCTGAGGCATGTAAGATTTATATCAAATCTTCCTACCCAACCCCATGTAATATTTCAAATATAGAAGTTATTGGTAACTGGCGATCCAGAAACACCAGTATTGAATAAGGAGAGATTATGGCTTGTTACAGTTACTCAAGTGGAACACCCATTTTATATAATAACAATGTTGAGATTATCTATACCGCTTCTGGTAATAACTATAGTTATAGTTCTATTGCATGGCTCTGTGAGTTACCAGTATCAGGTCAATTAGCTGTATATACTAGACCTACTTCAATAGGAACAGAAACTCTAAAAATTCTGAATACAGATTATACAGTTAATACAAGCACACAGAATATCCAATTTACAAGTACACCTACTGGTCAAGTAGTTATTAGACGAAATACAGATTCTCAAAAGATGTTATTTAAGTTTGTAGATGGAGCCAAACTAACCGCTGAACAACTTAATGCATCATTACATCAGTTATTATTTATAGTCCAGGAAAAAGAATTTGCTGGGTCTACTTTTAATTATTTTAATACTGGTGGTATTCAGATTACTGGTGGTCCAAATCCTGTTGTATTTAATTTAACTAGTCTTACTGTGGGTGCTGGTCTAGTGTGGAATGGTTCTCAGTTTGTTGCTCAATCATTTACTGGAAATCTAAATGCATTGACTGATGTTACTATAGGTGCTTTATCTACAGGTCAAATACTAACACACAATACTGGTACTGGTCAATGGACAAATGTTTTACCTACAGTTGATATTACTCAAACAAATCTTTTATTTGCTGATAGAACATTTTATAATAATGGTGGATTTAATTCATATAATACAATCAGTACTATTTCAGTATCTGGTAAAACCCAATTAAATGGTTTTAAAAACGCTAGTAATAAATGGGTTCTTACTGATCCACCTACAGTATATCATATTCTTAAAAAACTAACACCAAGTGAACAAGATCCTGAAACATTTTTTACTAGTATTGATACAGCTATTACTGGTTTAAGTGCTAATGTTACTAATGCTGTTAAAGCTAAGTTCTATTGGGATTTAGGATTAGAACGTAGAGATATTGTAGATACTGCTACAGGTCTTTATCTTAGTGATCTACCAACTACTTATTGGGATAGTCCACAAGAATTATACTCAGCATCTGGATATGATCCTACAGCAGTTTCTGGAGTTAAGTTTTATGGTGTTACAGCAACTGCTACACAACATCGTAGTTCTCCTTACTTCTATCAAGTAGTAGGTACATCCTTTGTAAGTAAAGTTCGCGGCTATGGTATTAAATCATTCTATCTCAGTATTCCTGAAAGTTCATGTTCAGCTTTCTCAGATATTCCAGCAATGGATCCTGGAACACCAACTAACTACTTTACAGTTCCAGGTACTGTAGCAAACTTAAATACATTTACTAATGCACTAAATCAAGTAGGGACCGAAAGTGAAGTAACATATCGTGATTATTACTTATTAGCTTTACGAGATATGGCTTTTGCTGGTGTTCGTGAAATGCCTCCTGATGCTAATAATGTAAAGAAAAAAGATGCAATTTCAAGAAGATCAAAAGGTCTTTTAATTACGGCTGACTACAATGGTTTTGAGAATATTTTATTTAAAATGTTGGAAAATGTTTCTGATCTTGGATCAAATTGTTTATGGAAAATCCCAAAACAAATAATCTACTACAATAAAGCTGCTTTAGCTGTTGCCAATAAAGATACAGTAGAACTTACAACTTCTAGTACTATAACAGCAGATAAACAATCAGTACGATTTACTGGATATTCAGAATTAGCTAGAACTAAACCATCAATTGCTTCAAATATAGAAACAACAAGTGGTAAATATTTTAAAGCCGATGTTTATTGGAATGATTGGTGTGCTCGTTGGAGTACAGATAGTACAGCTGAAGATTATAGATTTAATGAAGCTGACATTGATTGGTATGTTAGAGGTGTAGGAATTGGTTCAACATCACTTGGATTATATAAAACATATTCCTGGTTGGCCCCATTTACCTATAATTTTGGAACTACTGGTGCAAATGCACGTTCAAAACACGTTATACCTTGGCCATTTAGACCAAATGATTATAGAGAAGCAACTTCTGGTACTTACGATAATCTTAATTTTGTTGGTACTCAGTATTTTAATATTGATGCAAATTGTTTATTTTCTACAGCTACTAATTATATTCCAGATCCAGTTGATGAATATGTTTATAGAATTGTTACTAAAAAGTCATTGCTTCCATACTTTAAAGATGATGTAGATACACACCTTAAAACTGCAATTATCCTAGAATATGGATTTACAGATCATAACTTTAATGCAAAAACAACAGCATTAACTACTAAAGCTGACATTTTTAAAAAAGGTTTATTAAGACCAGGACCAAATCGCGCTTTATCTTTATTAAATAAAAATAATGTTAAAGTATACATCAAAAATGAAACCATAGAAACTATGGGTTCTGATACTAGATATGTTATTACTTTAGCTATTCAAGTACCTAGACTTAAATCTATTGGATATGCAAGAGTTTTTAGAAAACTACTTCCAGGATCAGTTAATACAAGCTATCCACAATATAATTCAACTGCTGCAGATACAGAAATTGATTCAGGACCTTGGAATTATGGCGATATGAGTGAAGATTATTCTAATTATGATTTATCTAGTACTGGTTTTTGGTTGGGTGGTGATGGTGTAAATACATATTGGGTTAATCAAGAAGGAACACTAAGTCCATTTGATAATTATTATGTAAATACATCTACAACTAACTATGCAATTGATAATCAAGTTGTATCTGGTCGTAATGAATGTGCTGTAAAGTTTACAAGAATGGGAATCCCAAGTAATCTTTGGATTCGTTTATCAGTCCTTAACACAAACGGGAGTTTAGATCTACTCGACTCATCTGGTTTAATTAACAATTCTGAAACATAAATAGGGGAAATCGTATGCCACAAGATAAAAAACAAGATATTTTACAATTAGCTCAATTGCTTGTAATAGCAGCAGGGGTGTTTGGCTTTTTTATTGATATAGGTAAACGATCCCAATTGATTGATAAAACAGATAAGGATCTTACTGAACTAAAGGTTATTGTTCAGGACTTAGTAAAAGCTCAGATTCAAGTATCATCTAATGATGCAAGGCATAGTGCTTTGCTAGATGATCTAAAACAAAGAGTTGTTGAACTCGAAAGGAAGAAACTATGAATAATCGTAATACAACTATTGCTGGTATTGGTGCTATTTGCGTTGCTATTGGTGGTGTACTTACTGCACTATTTGACGGTGATCCAGCTACTACTGCTGACTTCGCTTCAGCCGTAGCCGCTGTTATTGCTGGTGTTGGTCTTATTTTAGCTAAGGATGCTAAGAACGGAACCAATGCTTGATAGAATACTGGCGCAAATTGCTTTGGCCTTATTCGATGTATTGGCTAAAAGAATTGAAATGGGAAAGGTATCTATGGATTCTGACATTGATCGGGATCGGCTTATTCGTGCTGGTCGTAGGATTGATGAGTGGTTGCGGAAGCAGAACAGTCCTGATATCGGAGGATAGTCCAATCAGAATGGGCCCTAATGTTCAGGCTAAGGTATATACCCTACAACAAGGGCAATGGATCCTTAGTAGTAATCAAATCAAGATACCAGAAGGATGGTACTGTGTACCTCCTTCATTTGTAAATGAAAGTAGAGAATTGGTCAATGAAGGAAAAACTAAATGATATGCAGGAAAAGTTACTGGATTGTCTAATCAGTGATCTCAGTGATCCAGATAGACGAACTCCAGGTCTATATACCGTAGTTCGTGGCGTACTCAGTGATCATAAGGATAAGGTTAATACTATTCCTAATGAAACAATCGAAGCCGTAGAGGCAGCCATGAAGGATGCCGTACCATTTAAGATCAAGAAAGCAGCATACTGATGAAGGTTCCCCAAGAAGTTATTGATGATTTTAGAAACCACTTGTATTTTTGTTTTAAGCATCTTGGCCTTGGGGAACCTACCAAAATTCAGTATGAACTAGCCCGAGAGATCCAAGAAGGTCCTTCAGATGCCATTATAGCCGCAGGACGAGGTACTGGTAAGTCTACCATTACCGCTTGTCTAGCCAGTTGGGAATGGCTTAAGGACCCCAATCTAACCTTCCTAGTATTATCTAATACCCAAGGTAAGGCTATAGACTTCGTATCTCAGGCTAGAAAGATCTTATCGGTGGTTCCCTATTGCAAGTATATGGTTCCACGGGATGTAGATAAAGATAATGCACTTGGTTTTAACCTAGCGGTTAGAACCAAGTTTACACAAGATTTGAATTGTGCTGCCCGAGGCATCACAGGTCAGATCACAGGTCTACACGCAGATCGTGTAGTTCTAGATGACATTGAGATTGCTGGTAAGAATGAAACACCAGTTGGTAAAGAAACATTACTTAAGAAACTAGCAGAACTAGAATCTATTAGAAATAAAGGTTCTAGGGTTATCTTCCTAGGTACTCCTCATTATCAAGACTCAGTTTATAATGTCCTAAAGGAATCCTATCCCATGATTAAGTACCCAGCCGAGATGCCAGACACCTCAGTTCCAGCCGAGGTTGAGAACGTGGCTCCTTGGGTCCTAGGATTGGATATAGAGCCAGGGGATGCTACCCAGCCCGAACGGTTCGACCGAGATGAACTTGGCTCCAGAAAGGCTAAAATCGGCCCTAGTCACTATGCCCTGCAATACAAGTTGGTTACCTCCCTTGCTGATGCCGATAGGTATCCACTAAAGCTTAGAGATCTAATAGTCATGGATCTAGATCCAGAGATCGGTCCAGATAAGATTGTATGGCAAGGACAGAATCCTATGAAGGATATGCCTAACTTTGGTATCTCTGGGGATTTAATCTCAGATCCTATGTACATTAGTAATAATTATCTTAAATACAACCATAGTCACCTAAGTATAGACCCTAGTGGCCGAGGAGCTGATGAGACTGGCCTATGTGTATCCTCAGTCCTTAGTGGTACTATATTCATACATGAACTCCTAGGTATCCAAGGTGGCTATGATGATGCTACTTTAAATAAGATTGCTAAGATTGTAAATGAATATCAATTATCCTTAGTCCGTGTAGAGTCTAACTTTGGTGATGGTTTATTTACCAAAGTCTTGATTCCATTCTTAATGAAGAACTGTCCCCATCAGGTTGGGGTTGAGGAATATAAGGTAACTGGTCAAAAAGAATTAAGAATTATATCTACCTTAGAACCTGTAATGGCTATGCATCGCCTAGTCATGTCACGCAAGGCGGCTAGGGATCAGAATAATCAAATACAACTAACTAGACTCCACAGGGGTCGAGGGGCTTTGAAGCACGACGATAGGGTGGATGTGCTGTCAGCAGCCGTAGAGTATTATAAATCCCATATGTCTACCGATACCGAAAAAGCTACGGAAGATTATAAAAAGAAAGAATGGGAAAAGAGAGTCAAGGACTGGGCTAATAACTTTAGAGCCAGTGACTATGCTCCAACTAGTGGTGCTACACGGGTTGTTGCTACTAATCAAAAACCTAAAAATCGTAAAAGCCAGTGGGGCTGGTAAGGAGTAATTCATGGAACCCATGACAATGATGGCTATTGGATCTGCCGTTGCTGGTGGTCTGCAATCTATTTTTGGTGGACAAGCACAGGCTGCAGCTATGGAAAGACAGAATGAACAAGCATTTCAAAATTGGATTGCTTCTAATACTCAAAAAACAATGAATAATGCTAGAGAACAGTTTCAATCTACTTATGCATTTTCACAACAACTAAAACGTAATCAAGCTATTGCTGAAAATGCCTATAACTACCAATATGAAGCAATGTCTACTAGTAAGTATAATAAATTATTAGCACAAAGAGATATGTCTTCTGCTATAACAAGTAATAGAGCTGCTTTACTAAACTCGACATTAGCAAAAGGAATCTCATCTAGTAGTGGATTATATGGAATGATGGCTACAGCCCAAGCATTAGATGCTATTAATAAATCATCACAAGCTAATATGGCTATTAAAGCTGAACAAGAACAAATCAATCAACAATTTAAGGGTATGATGTCTCAACAAACAGAAAATATATTTATGCCTAATATTCAAATGTATGATGCTGAACCTATTTATGGTGACGCTAGTGCTGCTGCAACTGGTGGATTGATTTCTGGTTTAGTTCAAATTGGTGGGGCTTTGGGTGCTGCTGGTTTAGAAGGAATGAAAAATACACCTACAACTACATCTACAGTAGGAAAATCAAATCAATATGGTACAAATCTAAGTAAAGCACCTAATGGTTATA